CTCGGTTACGGTCACATCGTCCAACAACGTCTCCATCGGAATTGGTGCCAAATCAGTCATACTGATGCACCCCCCGATACAGAAGACCAGTTGGTTGCAGATACCGGATAACGCGGGCATCCACATCACCAGTATCTGCAACTTTGGTGGACGCCGTCGTGCCGTTGGTCATCGAGAAATTACCCACCGTGAACGTTTTGGGCTGGTTCTGCGCCTTAGCACGTTCGTTAGCGGTAGTTCCACCCTGGTCAATGTAAAACTCAATCTGGGCGCAAATGGCGCGTTTGACACGGTCACTATCCGTGGTTAGCTGTAAATCAGCTAGTGTGTGGTTATCAAAGAACCCGTTGCAGATGATGTTGATAGCATCTTCTGCAGCACGTTCGTATCGTGCCCAAACACTTTCCGGCACCGCTAAGCCCATGAACTGCTGCGTGTAATAAGTCTCATCAACTAATGTGGCCATTCAATCACCTCACTAACCAGCGGTGGCGGCAACTGGGGTAGCCTTGGCTACTGCAGATTCCGCACTATTACCAGCTGCGTTCACCGCCACGGCCTTGATCTGATATTCGGTGTCGTTGGTCAGGCTACCGATAGTCCCGGTGAGTGCCGTAGCGTCTGTTGCCGTGTAATCAGACCACGTGGATCCATCAGCGCTATAGCTGACCTTGTAGGCCGTTGCTGCAGACCCACCATTTGCTTTGCCAGCGGTAATTGTGAACGCTACAGAAGCGTCCCCCGCCGTTGCCACAATGGTTGGCGCCGCAAGCACGACATCCTTGACCGTAAACGCAGGAACGTCCACTTTGTCACTAAAGTTAGTGCCATCAGTGAATGCGCCTTGGTAGTCACCGGCCGCAACTGCGGTGTTCGGAGCAAGCCCCGTGATAGCCGCACTTTTATCATCACCATTGAACGCCGGGGTGTCTTCGCCCTTCTTAAAAATCGCAAGTGTGTTTGCCATTCGTCGAATCTCCTTTCGTGTGATTTACCCTACTGTCACATTCGCACCGTCCGCCGTAGGGTCAGCTTTAAGACTGGCCGGTGCTACTATTTTTCCACGGTTGTACCGTCATCAGTGGATGTGGTCGCATCAGGATTCATTGGGTCGTGCTTCACAACCGCACGGCGTGCCTTACGCTTGCTTGCGGTACCCTTACCATCAGTTGGCACAACGGCAGCAATGGATTCATCGCGGAGAATCATGAATGCTGGGGAGAACGTAGCCTTGAGCGCAATCATGTCACGTTCAGCGAGGTTAATTGGCTGCCCGTTTTCATCCTGAACGGACGTTAGAGTTGCTTCGGTCAGTACCTCGTATTCAATGCCGGACAGAATTCCGTAGTAAACATCGTTCCAGTTAGCTACGATTTCGTCAGCCTTGGTCTTGTCCCAAGAACCCTTTGGCGTCCAAGAAACAGGCAATCCAAGCAAATCAGCAGGCGTGTTGTCGTGCGCGTTTGTGAAGATTGGGTCGCCATTTGAATCCTTCGTGCTACGGTACTTTCGACGCTGGGAGCGTGGTGCAGCAACACCATTGGGATCAAGATCGTTTCCTTCAAGAAATTCCATAGCTGCAGAAATGTCTTCGTACTTATCATCCGTTTCGGTAACGCTCTGACTCGCAAGCAGTGCAGACCCAATAAGAGACTGTGCAAACGGAGAATTATTCCCGAACATCACAGATTGGTCGAACTTCTTGTAGAATGCTTCAGCAATGTCCGGCTTCATAAGGCTAAAGAAATTGGTGACAGAGTACTTTAGGTTTTCCTTGGAAGTAGGGATAATAACCCCCATCTTGTGGGCTTCAATGCTTCCCTTCATCCAAGTTGGCTTGCTGGTCTGAATTTGATTACCTTCATCGACCCAGTAAGCACCAACACCGGACATGAACGTGAATTCTTCGCGTGGCTTGGTCATGGCACGTGCCTTGGCCAACTTCATGATTGCAGAACCCGTCTTAACATCGGTGATGATTTCATCACTGAAGTTGGTTGGGATGTACCCGTTCTTGGCGTCCTGCATCGTGGTTGTATCTGGATTAAACGTCATAATTTATCACTCCTTAGTTTGTGATTCGAAATTCATTTAGCTTTGCGACTTGAGCCGCAATGTCGTTCTTCTGACTGCTTCCATTCCCGCCGGCATTGCCACCAGCAATTGCGTTGGTACCATCCGGATTGACCTGAGTGGCTTGGCCCTTGAACGCGGGGTTGCGATCCAGCACGCCACTAAGTGCATCCGTGATGTTCTTCAGCCCCTTGTTCTTGTCGGCCATGTCGGCGCGTGCCAACGCCAGCGCATCGGCAATGTGGCCATCGTCGACCCCAAGCTTGTATGCAGCCAAATTTTCCTCTGCAGCGTTAGCCCGCGCCGTTTCCTTAGAAATGGTCTTGTTGGCCTTCTCTAAGCTCGACTGGGCGTTCTGCAGGTCGGTTTGACTGGCCGCCTTGGCTTCGTTGTTAGCCTTGATGATGCCTTTTAGGTCGTCAAGGTTGTCAACACCAAGATCTGCCAAAAGTGCCGCTTGGGCGTCCTCTGTGGACGTGTCAGCACCGGCATTTGCACCGTCATCGGTGTTTGTACCAGCACTGCCAGCGTCCCCGCTTGGTGCACCAGCAGTATTACCAGCGGGGGAACCTGCTGGCGTACCACTGTCGCCCGCACCGCCATCCGGTGCGAACATGAATAAATGATTGATCAATGTGATTGCCCCTTTCTGGGTATAAAAATAGAGCAGTTTATGTGGTCATGCTCGGGACCAGTGCATTAAAATAGCAGTCACATTTCTGCAACTGCTACGATTTCTCAATAACTCGTTCAATATCCGATTGCTTGATTGTAATGGTATCCCAATCTGCTGGACTAGACCCAACATCAGCTTCGTACTGAATGCCAGGTGCAGTTACATCAACTATTGTTGCTTCACGGCCGTCCTTCAAAAGAACGAGGTCATACTCATTAATTTTCATCTGGGTGCACCTTATCCTTTACGTAAATTGAGGTTAACCTTACCTTACCTGTAGTATCTTGCAACCAACCGGTCCGCACAGTATATGTCTGACCGTTGGGACCGGTAACAGGTACGTCAACCTGATATGGCTGACCGTACTGAGTTTTCCCCTTTTTGACTGCTTTTGTGGTCGGCACTGCTCGGAGTACCTGATTCATGAGGTCTTGGTAGTTATCTTTATTATACCCCAACGCCGAGGCAAAAACTCTGGCCTTATCAGCGCCACCATGAGTGTTTTGGGGGTCTAATGCGTATTTTGTTAGCTTTTCAACTGGAAACACAGCATTGTCGGCGTCCGGCAGAAGTAAATGCTTTGGAAGTACGCGTGGCTCAGACATAAAGTCACGTTCTTGCGATACCTCATGTGCCAAATTGGCCGAATGAACAAAATCATTCAGTCGCTTGCGCCGTTTCTTCACCAAATTCAATGCAACATTTTGGGCATCCTGGTCGCCTAGTTTCTGAGTCGCCACTGATTGCCGTTCTGCAGCACGTAAATCACGTTCCATTGAACGTTGTTTCTGAGTCAGCTGATAGCGTTCATTGTTCTCATTCGGATCCAGAGAATCCACATCTGGCGTCCCGTAACTCGGAACATACGGCATGACGTAATGGTGGCAATTAATCCCACATAATCCAGCAGCAGAACCGTAACTGGTTGAGCTGTACAAATCTGGATATTGGGTCGAGTCGCCATCCACCGAATAAACTTGGCCTTGATATTGCAAGTGTGTTGGCCGGCAACCTGCATGGCTACTGACCTTCACAAACGCCCCATATTCTTTGGCGTGCTGGATTGAAATTAGATTGCCCGTCTGTTTGACCTGATTGCTGATCACCATCCGCAAATATACGTCTGGTTGCCATGATTTTCCGGCCTTATCAATCAGCGCGGGTACCCCCCGCATCGACCAGCGTCGAGACGCATACAACAACGCCTTGTCACGCGGTGCGCCGTTCTTCATCGCCAGCGCGGAATCTGACACGATACGTTTGAATGTATCGCCAGCGTTGCGGTTCATGTTCCGCATGGCCAACTGCAGGTATCCGGTGGTTTCCTTCTGTGCATTCGTCACTAGTCGATTAACAGCTTTGGACTCCGCCAACGCTGTGCCGTCGGATTGTCCGCTAAGCTTCGACAACCATCCGAGCACGTCATGCTGGTCATCAAGCGGGGCTTTACCAACTGCTGTGGCCACCTGCTTGATAATGGGGCTAAACGTGCTCTTCGACTGCTTGACTACGTACTTGGTAATGTCTGCGGTGTGACTAAGCAACTGCTGTTTCCAATCATCGGGATCCGTATCACCATCGCCTTGCCCGTACTTGGCTAGCGTATTAACGATATAGGCCCACGCCAAGTCTTCCAGTGTTCCGGCAGCAACCGCGTGTGGCTGTGCAATGTCGTCCAATTGCTCCGGACTAAGCACCATCATCCCCACCACCATTCAGTAGGTCGTTCATGTCCCCTTCGTCTGGGTTGTCGGCATTGATTTGCTCGGCCCATTCCTCGGCAGTCTTGTCATCCAGACCGTTGGCGCGCTTAATGGACTCAACAAATGGCATCAACGGCTTGTTGCCGTTCATCGTCTGGTAGTACTTAGCGTTGTCGTTGCGATCCTTCGCAATACTGTCGTCGAAGTTAACCATCACGGTAACGTCAGCTGTGTCGCTGTACGGCACGCTGGTGGCGTTCTTGGCGAGTTCTAGGCAAGACACTGCTATGTCCTGAATGAACCGCGCAACGAGCGTCTCGTGGCTATTTTTGGATTGGTAAGTGTCGGACTGTTGGCTAATCACCTCAGTGGCTGTCTGCATCCCAGTAGCCGCATCATATGAGAATGTGCCGGCAGAAAAACCGGTTTGTGCCGCGTACAGCTTGAGCAGGCTGTTGAGTGTACCAACCAATGTGTCATTACGCAATGGCAATGTGATGTCGCGAATGGTTTCCTTGGACATGCCGTTATCTGCGCCGGTGTCGTGGAATGACTGATACACCTTTTCGTTCCAATCGACGAACCATTGTCGCTGATTCGTTGCTGGATTGATTTTACCCTGCAGCATGGAATCTGGCGCGATAATGCGCCGCTTACCCGTCAGCATTTCATCACTAAGCATGTTGTAGGTCACGTCAAGCATTTGCAAAGTGTCCATCGCATTGGCGTAAATCGGCACACCCAGCGAACTGGTCATACTGAAATTGTTGGCAATGTTGGGACGAACGTACTGGAACGTTGGCCGAGTGTATAGCTTCTTGCTGTAATCAGAATCGGACTTCACCCCAGGATAGCACTCAGCTAGTGGCACCTCTGTGCCAAGGTCGGAACCATCCGTGGATACGCTCCGAAACAGTTGATTTCGCACGTGATAATCGGTCGGCGTTTCGGTGTGCCATTCAAGTAACGTGTAATAGTGACCACCGCGGGTGAAGCTGTTAGCAATCACACATTCGGTAATCCCAGTTGAATCAGCCGAAATTGGCACGAATGCATCCGCTGTGGCAAAGCTAATTTTGACTTTGCCGTTCTCAACGGTTTCGCGCGCCACCAAGCCACCGGTACCAAACATATATTCCAGTTCACGCTCGAGCGTATCCGCAAAATGATTGTCCTGCAGAATCGACTGCAGCATAGTATTGGGCTTGCTCTCGTTGTCCTTCGGTGATGTCTTCCCCGGCTTTGGTTCGGAACCGCTCGGGTATGCCGTAATTGTGGCAGCCTGATTGAATACCAGTGATGCCATTTTCTTGGCTGAAACCTTGGCCATGTGCAACGACATCATACGATCAGTGTGCGGGTTGCCCTTCACATCCTGCCAGTGAGCGTTCTGCCACGCCGGATTGCCCTGATAGGTATTGACCCATTCGGTAATCCGGGACATTTCTAGCTCATCTACCAGAAGGTTAGGCAAATCGGCCATCTCCTGAATTGATTTAATCAGTCCCATACGTGCTAACACCCCCTTTATTTTTGACCAGATATTTCGAAACAATTGTGTTCACCGCCTTACATGTAGTGCG